TTGATGGAATACGTCAAATCTGGCGAAGCTACGTATAAGGAAACTTTACAGGCTAAAACAGAAGCAGAAATGGAAATGGCACGCCGTAAGTACAAAGAAGCGGCTGAAAGCTATGACACAGATGCTATGATGGCGGCACAAGAAGCATTGACAGATGCGAAGATGAAAATGGAACAAGCGAAAAATTTTCGCCCAACCCCTTTACAAAATCGTGAAGTAGATGTACAAATACAACAAGAGCAACCAAGAGCTCCTGAACTTGATGAAAAAACCTTGCGCTGGCAAGCTAAAAACCAGTGGTTCGGAAGTCCTGGTTACGAAGAAGTTACGGCCTTTGCACTAGGGCTGCACCAAAAACTAGTAGGCACCGGGTATAACCCGCAACAACCCGAGTACTTCGAGCAAATCGATTCTCGCTTAAAACGTACTTTCCCAGAAATGTTTGAGGAAGACGAAAACCGCGGCCAAAAAGCTGCCTCAACAAGAAAACCTGCAACGGTTGTGGCACCATCGTCTCGTACTACAGGCGCTAAAAAAACGGTGAAGATTACTGCTTCGCAAGCTGCGACAGCAGATAGACTTGGGATACCCCGCGATTTATATGTTAAAGAATTCTTAAAATTGGAGGCTAATAATGGCTAATAACCGCACACAACGTGACCTTGAGACACGCGAGCAAGAAAAGAGATATGTTTATACCCCGGCATCAACATTGCCCGACCCGACACCTGAGCCTGGTTTTACCTATAGGTGGATTGCTACCGCGATCTTAGGCCAAGCCAACCCCACGAACGTTTCTCAGAAACTACGTGAAGGCTGGGAACCGGTCAAGGCTGTTGATCACCCTGAGTTAATGCTTGAAGGTGATAAAAACGGTAACGTCGAAATTGGTGGTCTTATGTTATGTAAGGCGCCTACTGAGATGGTACTAGCTCGTAAGGAATACTACGAGAACCAAGCAAGAGCTCAAATGGAGTCTGTTGATAACAACTTCATGCGTAACAATGATGCCCGCATGCCCCTGTTCAAGGACACTAAAACGTCTACGAGCCGTGGAGGTGGGTTTGGAAATGGTTCAAAATAAACTTTTGGAGGTTTAAATGGCAACAACAGCTAGTCCTTATGGACTTTTGCCGCTAAATCTGATTGGTGGTCAAAGCTTTACTGGCGGTACAATCCGCGATTACGCTATGACTGTTAACAGTGCAACGGCTATTTTTAAAGGCGACATCGTCGCTATTGGCGTGGCTTCAGGCGGACAGCCTACAGCACTTACTGCTACACCTACAACTTCAACTCGCGGTTTAGTTGGTGTTTGTGCTGGCGTAAGTTATGTAGACCCTGTTTTGAAGTACCAAGTATTTGCAAACTTCTTACCTGCTGGCGCAATTACTGCTGGTTACACTAACGTGGCTATCCGCGTTGTTGAAGACCCAGATCAGTTGTACCAAGTTCAGGCTGATGGTTCAATTACTTTGGCTCAAATCGGTCTAAACGCTGAATTGACAAACTTTGGTGGTTCAACAACTACTGGCAACTCTACAATTGCTTTGGAGTCAACAACTCCTGCAAACACAGCTACTTATGCTGTACGTATCGTTGACTTGGTTAATGGTCCTTTCTCAACCCCAGGTGATGCTAAGACTGACTGTATTGTGAAGTTTAACTTCGCTGTGCATTCATATTATCAATCTACTGGTGCAGCTAACTAATAGAGGAGCTTAAACATGGCTATTTCTCGTTCCCAGCTCCTTAAAGAGCTATTACCGGGCCTAAACGCATTGTTTGGTTTAGAATACAAACGCTACGGCGAAGAGCACAAAGAATTGTACGAAACAGAGAAATCTGAGCGTTCATTCGAAGAAGAGACAAAGCTTTCTGGCTTTGGTGCTGCTCCTGTTAAGAGTGAAGGCGCTGCTATCGGTTACGATAACGCGCAAGAAGCTTTTACAGCTCGCTACACACACGAAACTATTGCTTTAGGTTTCTCAATCACTGAAGAAGCGGTTGAAGATAACTTGTACGACAGCTTGTCTGCTCGTTACACTAAGGCGTTGGCTCGTGCTATGTCATACACTAAGCAAGTTAAAGCTGCTAACGTACTAAACAACGGTTTCAACGGCGCATACCCAGGTGGCGACGGTGTTTCATTGTTTGGCGTTAACTCATCTAGCGCACGCGTAGGTCATCCATTGGTAAACGGTGGTGTTAACTACAACAGCCCAGCTACAGCAACCGACTTGAACGAAACAGCGTTGGAAAATGCTGCTATTCAAATCGCTGCTTGGACTGACGAGCGTGGTCTTTTGATCGCTGCTAAGATTCGCAAGATGGTAATTCCACCAGCACTAATGTTCGTTGCTAAGCGTTTGCTTGACACTGAACTACGTGTTTCTACAGCAGATAACGACATCAACGCATTGAAACAGATGGGTACTGTTCCAGAAGGTTACGCTGTTAACCACTTCTTGACAGACACAAACAACTGGTTCTTGTTGACTGATGTACCTAACGGTCTTAAGCACTTTGAGCGTTCTGCAATGGCTACATCAATGGACGGCGATTTCGATACTGGTAACGTACGTTACAAGGCTCGTGAGCGTTATTCATTTGGTTGGTCAGACCCATTGGGAATCTGGGGTTCAAACCCAGCCTAATAGGCAGAAAAGAAAAAGGGAGTTTCGGCTCCCTTTTTTATGGTACGATACATGTATGACATCTTGCCAAAAATTTTGTAAAAAATGTAACACCATAACTGAGCGGTACGCAGTAGGTACTTGCAAGATATGTGTGCGAGCAAAAAACAACGCGTGGGCTGTTAGAAACAGAGAAGCTAGAAATGCTAAATGTAGAGAGTGGAATGCAAAAAATGCAGAGTCAAAACGGGCGACGAACGCGCGATACAGAGAAAAAAATCAAAAACTTATAAATGAACGCAGACGCGCAAAACGTGCCTTAGACCCAAATATAGAACGTATAAAAACAGCCAAACGTCGTATTAACGGGTACTACATATGTAAAGACATAGTTGATAGACTGCTAGCGTTTCAAGAAGGTAAATGCGCATGTTGTGGAGAACTTTTAAACGGGGCGTACCATTTAGACCACAAAATACCAATATCTCGCGGCGGCACAAACGAAGAGCATAACTTACATCTAATGCTACCAAAGTGTAACTTGCAAAAATACAATCTTACTTTTGAAGAATTTTTACAAAAAAGACGAAATAATGTGTTGCGCGTATAGCTGAAACGGAGTATAAATGTTGCATTAGGGTAACTCGGCTTATTAGACTACGTTCAACCCTTACGTAGACGCATACAAGACTAATAAGCTTAACTTTGTATGAAGGAAAATTTAAAATGGCACTAACCACATTTAGCGGTCCAGTCAAATCATTAAACGGTTTTATTGGCGGCACAGCCACAGACCCAATCACAGTAACTACTGCTGACAACATTTCTGAATCTTACGCTACGACATCTGCTACTACTGGCGATACACGTCTTAGCTACAACAAACTAACCTTTACATCCACAGGCTCAGGCGAAACATTGCGTGCTTTCTCTGTTGTAACAGGTACTGGCGCAGCAACTGCTGGCACAATTAACGGCGCTCACATTTCTTTAAGTGTTGACGGCGCATCAGCCACTATTTCTGGCTCAGCTAATGCAATCCGCGCTACTTTGGGCGGTACAGATGCCACTCCAGGCGGTACATTAGCTGTTATTCAGTTGGACACCGCCTACACAGTTAATGCAACTTTACCAGCAACTGCCTCGTTTATTCGCGTGACTGACAGCGGCACAAACACTGGTGAAATTCCTTTGTTATTTAACATTGAAACAGGTCCAGCGGCTACATGTGCACCAACAGCTGCTTCTGTAACAACCGTTGCTAAAGTGCTTAAAGTGATGATTGGCGGTACGGTTTATTACGTTCCAGCTTACTCTACCTTTGGTTAATGCAGATAACTAAAGAGTTTCTTGAAGTGGAAATTCAGTCGCTTGAGCAAGAGTCAAACAAGGCGCAAACCTTTCTGATTCAAGCTCAAGCCACAATTGCTGCTTACAAGATGTTATTAAATAGGCTAGAGGCTCCAGAGGAGAAACAAGATGACAACGCAATATGACGTCAAATCGACGTACACAGAAGTTGATGCTGCGCTAGTACCATACAGAGCACGCTTAAAAGGTGCTTACATTGCTGTAACTACCGGCGGTGCAAACCCTGTTATTTTTTACGATAACGCTAGCGCTGGTTCAGGCACGGCCCTTTTAAAGGCTAGCTGTGCAGTTGCAGGCACGCACAACGTAATCATTCCTGGTGAAGGTATATTGGCTACAAACGGCATTTATTGTGACACCGGCAGCGCTGCTGCAGTGACTTTAATATATGGCTAAGAGCCCAGCTTGGACTCGTAAAGAAGGTAAGTCCGAATCCGGAGGCTTAAATGCCAAAGGACGGGCTTCCTACAACGCTGCTAACCCTGGTAAGCCTGGACTTAAACGTCCACAACCAGAGGGTGGCTCACGCCGTGATTCTTTCTGCGCACGCATGAAAGGTATGAAGAAAAAACTTACTTCTGCCAAGACTGCTAACGACCCAGATTCACGCATTAACAAGTCTTTACGGGCTTGGAACTGCAAAGAAGGCGGCTCTGTGCGTGGTGGTGGCTGCGAAGTTCGCGGTAAGACAAAAGGAAGAACGGTATGAAAGATCACCTAAGCGAAAACACTAAACACATTATTGACTTTGCCTCAGTCGCAACAGTATTAGGAGCTCTTGTGGACATATTGCCTGCTGTAGCAGCCTTATTTACTGTTATTTGGACTGGTATTCGCATCTACGAAACCGATACCATTCAAGGTCTTTTAGGGAAGAAAAAAGATGCCATCAACGAGTAAAAAGCAGCACAATTTCATGGCAGCTATAGCCAAGAACCCAGCTTTTGCTAAGAAAGTTGGTATCCCTCGCTCTGTTGGTGAGGAATTTTTAACTGCCGACAAAGGCAAAAAATTTAAAGAAGGTGGAGCTATGAAAAAGTCAAACCCGTTTATGGAAATGATTGCAAAGAAAAAAGAAGCAGCTGGCAAAAAGATGGCTAAGGGCGGAATGCACGAAGACGTCAAGATGGACAAAAAGGTAGTTAAGAAAGCCGTTGGCATGCACGAAAGTCAATTGCATGGTGGCAAAAAGTCTAACCTAACTAAACTAAAGTCTGGTGGCATGAGCTGTGGCACAAAAAAAATGTCTAAAGGTGGCGGCATCGAGACTAAGGGTAAAACCAAAGGCAGGATGTGCTAAATCATGGCTAAAAAAGATGAATTGCCGCAAGATTTAGTGGACCGTATTGCCCGCGAAGAAAACGAACAAGACCGCGAGCTTGTTGCAAAACCGCTACGTGCAGCTAAAGACAAAGTGATGGAAGTTGTTGGGCCAGCATGGCAAAAAGCTTTTGATAAGAAGGCTGAAAAAGAAGCGGCTGAAAAGAAAACCGCTAAAGAAAACCGTGAAGCCGCAGGTAAAGCAGCCGTAAAAGGCATGCAAGAAGGCCGCATGGATGCCATGGGTAACGTTTACAAAAAAGGCGGCAAAGTACGTGGTTGCGGCATTGCTCGTAAGGGTTTAACCAAAGGAAGGATGGTTTGATATGGCGTTTAAAGACATTGCAAAATCAGGTGCTTTGGGTTTAGGTACATCGTTAATTGCTAAAAACCCAGACATCCTTCGCGGTATGGGTCTTATTGGTGGTGTTGTTGCAAACAAGCTAGAAGACCGTGAAGAAGAAAAAGCTCGTAGAGCTGCCGAAGCAGCTGCAGCTGGTCAAGCAGCCCCTGCCCCAGGAATGAAAAAAGGTGGCAAAGTGGCTGGTAAATTGGCTAAACGCGGATATGGGTGTGTGAAAAAATGACGCGCCCTTCACGCGGAATGGGTTGTATGTTGAAATCTAAAATGCCTAAAGCAACAGGCATGAAAGACGGCGGTAAAGTCAATGCTGCCGGTAACTACACCAAACCTAGCTTGCGTAAGAGCATTGTTTCGCAAGTAAAAGCTGCTGCAACACATGGCACAGGTGCTGGTCAATGGTCAGCGCGTAAGGCTCAGTTAGTGGCTAAGAAGTACAAAGCCGCAGGTGGTGGGTACAAGTGAGCGGATTAGCTAAAAGCCAACGTTCTTTAAAAGCTTGGGGTGAACAGAAATGGACAACCAAGTCTGGTAAGAAGTCGTCTGAAACAGGTGAGAGATACTTGCCTGAGAAGGCGATTAAGGCTTTGAGCCCGCAAGAATACGCAGCAACGACTAAAGCTAAACGTGCTGGCAAGGCGGCTGGTAAACAATTTGTAGCTCAACCAAAAAACATTAAAGCTAAAGTAAAGCCTTATAGGAAAGTTACATGACTACATCCGGTACAAGTTCGTTTAATTTAGACCTCAGCGAGATTGTCGAAGAGGCTTTTGAGCGTTGTGGCTCAGAACTTCGTACGGGTTATGACCACCGCACAGCGCGTCGCTCCCTCAACTTACTTTTTGCTGATTGGGCTAACCGTGGCATTAACATGTGGACGATTGAGCAGGGCACAATTAACATGGTGCAGGGTCAGAGCACTTATGACTTGCCAATTGACACCGTCGACTTGATTGAACACCAGATTCGTACGGGTGCTGGCAACCAGTACACACAAGCAGATTTAACAATATCCCGCATCAGCGTGGATACATACACAACAATCCCAAACAAATTGACACAAGGTCGCCCTATTCAGGTTTGGATTCAACGTATGTCAGGTGCACAGTATCCGATAGCTACCGCGCCAAACGGCACAAACCTTACTACAGGCATCGATAGCCCAAAGATTACTGTTTGGCCTATCCCAGATGGTTCACAGCCATACCAGTTCATTTACTGGCGTTTACGCCGTATTCAAGACGCAGGTAATGGGGTTAACACGTTTGACGTACCGTTTCGTATGATTTCATGCCTAGCGGCTGGTTTAGCTTACTACATGGCGTTAAAGATTCCTGGTGCAGAACAAAGACTGCCAGTGTTAAAGCAGCAGTATGACGAGGCTTGGGAGATGGCGGCTACAGAAGACCGCGAGAAAGCTCCTCAGCGATTTGTTCCACGCAGAATGTTTATAACCTAGGAGCTAGGATGTCAAGTCCGTTCGCTTCTGGTAAATGGGCTATCGCCATGTGCGATAGATGTGGTCAACAGTTCAAGCTCAAAACGCTTAAAACTGAGATTATCAAAACCAAGAAATATGACTTGCTGGTTTGTAATGCGTGCTGGGACCCAGATCACCCTCAACTACAGTTGGGTATGTATCCGATTAATGACCCGCAAGCATTGCGTAACCCGCGTAGAGATACGACATACTACACGTCTGGTATTGTCCAAGATGATCAAGTATCTGGTGGTAGTCGTGTT